GGTTTAGGATATGCTCCCTTACAAGGTGCGAAAGCATCATTATTCAAGAATTCTAATGGTGTTATAACAAGTGTTGTAGGAATAGCAACTACCTCTGGTTTGAATATCGGTATACAAACTGCAGATTATGATCATATTACTGGAATTATAACGGTTACAACAAACAAAGTTCATGGTTTCTCATTGAACAGACCAACTACCGTTCAACTTAAAGATTTAGAATTTAGTTGTACATCTGAACATGCTGGTGTAACCACAACTATTTTCCAAGATCATGATAGACCATTATTCCTTGTAGGCATAGTTTCTGAAAGAACTTTTGAGGTTGATGCTGGTATATGTACCATACCTCATGTTTATCAAGGTGGTGGTAATGCCTTTAAATTCTTTGCTGATAATACGTTTGGTTCAGGTTATAGAGGTGGCACCGTATCGATTGGCGTAACTGATATTGCTTATGAGCATCGTTTTGTAAGTGCAGGTATAGGTTCAATAAGAAAAGGTAGATTTGACGGAGATCAATATACAGCAACAAACGCAGAATATGAATCACATAGTGGTGTTCTTGTATTAACAATTCCAAATCATAATCTAACCACTAGTGACACAGTAGGTATTGATACAGGAAGTTTAGTATTTAAATGCTCTAAAGACGGATTCTTTGGCAATCATCCATACCCCAGATCACTTTCAGTGACAAGTAATCCAAATGGTGATCCTATTGCAGGTCAAATTGTTGCTATAGGTGCAACTACACCTAATTCAATTACAATAAATGTTGGACCAGGTGGAGGTGGTGGTACAGGAGCAAATATTACTGCAACTGTTGGAGTTGGAGGTACGTTAGCGTTTAATATTGTAAGTGGTGGAACTGGTTATGTAAATCCAGAACTTATAATTCCTGAACCAACTTATGAAAATTTACCAGTAGTTGGAGTGTCAAGATTAGGTGTTGGTGCTACTACAGAGACAGGATTAAATTTATTATTAAATGTAGAGGTTGGAACATCATCTACAAATGTTGGTATTGGATCTACATTATTCGAGATTAATAAGTTCAGTATCACAAGACCTGGACATTCATTTAAAGTGGGTGATAAATTTAGACCAGTTGGATTAGTTACTGCTGCTCATTTGTCTCAACCTATTCAAGAATTTGAACTTGAAGTCATTGAAATATTCCGTGATAGATTTTCTGCTTGGCAATTTGGAGAAATTGATTATATTGATAGTATACAAAACTTCCAAGATGGTAATAAAGTTAGATTCCCGTTATATTTCAATGGTCAAATTTTAAGTTTTGAGAAGGATGATACAGATGCCACCTCTCAACAAATTGACTTAGATGCGGTGTTAATCATTTTTGTTAATGGAGTTTTACAAACACCTAAAGTAAATTATCAATTTGAAGGTGGTTCAACAGTATTATTTGATAGTGCTCCCGATCCAGAAGATAAAGTTGATATATTCTTCTATAAAGGAACTGAAGGTGTAGATGTTGATATTGAAGATATACAACAAGTAATTGAAATAGGAGATGAATTTAGAGTATTACGAAATGATCAAGTTACAGGAGTTTCTACAATATCAGAGACTAATTCATTACGATCTCAAACTAATGATAGAGTGTTAAAAGAGATATTAGGTGCTGATATAGTAGAAACAGACATTTATACAGGAATTGGTATTACAGAAAATACACAGAAACCAATTAGATGGGAGAAACAAAAAGTAGATATTATATTAAATGATGTCATAATTCCAAAAACAAGGTCTGTTCTTGAACCACAAATTTATCCTACTGCAAAAATCATAGGCAATTTGACAAATACATCAGGAACATCTTTATCTGATCCTATATTTGTTGATAATGTATCATCCTTCTTTTATGAAAAGGATAGATATTCTACTAATGATGAAACAACTGATGCTTTAATTAGTTCAGGTTTCATTGAAGTTGGAGCTGCTGCGACAGCGATTGTTTCTGCTGCTGGTACGATTTCAATTGATATTAAAAATGGAGGATCTGGTTACTTATCAGCACCAAGTATTTCAATTCGCCCACCAATTGGATCTGGCACAACTACTGGCATTGGTTCAACAGCGTTTGCAACAACAACAATATCAAATGGTTCAGTTGTTGATACGACATTGACTGCTGTTGGATTTGGATACACACGTTCTAATCCACCTCAAGTAATTATTGAAGAACCTGTTTTTCAAACTGAAAAAATTAGTGGTCTTACACATACCAATGCTTTAGGTTTTACTGGTATCATAACTGGTATACAGCAAACTACAAGAGGTTCTAATCCATCTGCACTAAGATTCTTCTTTACTGCTGTCAGAAAAAACAATGATGGTGATATTGTCAATCTAACTAGTGCTAATAGCATTAAGCAAGGATACCCATTCTTAGTCACTGGCACTAAGGTTGGATCAGGAGTAACTTCTGTTCTTTCAACCAACGCTGGTGGTAAAGTTGGTATTGGAACAACATTCTTGGATAATATCTATGTGGTTGAATTTGCACCTCATATTAATGGTGAAGTAGGAGTAATTACAGCACATTGCCATACAGATAGTAATAGTTCTATATCTGGAATAAACACAGTGGGTCAATTTAATCAAACTAATTTAGGTATTACAACTCAATTAGGAGAAATTAACTGGGGTATATTATTTGGGACAGGATTAAATAGATCATCGAACCCAATATCATTAAATGTAAGAGGTTTAACTGTAGATGTGGGATTATCAACGTTCCCAACTATACAACGTAAAAACTTTGTGAATAGTTCTATGAGAGGTTTGAGATCTACTGGTGCAATCAGAGCATTTGGACTTTGATTGATTAATCACTATAAATAAAAAGAAAAGTTAAGATTCGATGCCAGCAATTGTTACTGATCAGTTTAGAATCCTGAACGCAAATAATTTTGTAGAATCAGTCGAAAATACAAATAATTCTTACTATGTTTTTATAGGTTTACCTAACCCTAAAGGAGCACCTACTCTTGTTGGGTATGGAAGAAGCAGTGAATGGAACTCAGATGGTAAAACACCTGCTCCTATAGATAGTTTTTCTTACCGTGCTCATACGGGTGATACGATGATGTTTGGTAAAAAAGTATCATCTGCTAATATTAGAAGAATTATAAGAAGAGTGGATTGGACTTCAGGAAAAAAATATGAGATTTATAGAGATGATTATAGTGCAGAAAATCAAAGTCCACAAACTAAGGCAAATCGTTTATATGATGCAAATTACTATGTCTTAAATTCTGACTTTAAAGTTTATATATGCATTGATAATGGATCAACAGGAGAAAATCCTTTAGGTAATGTTTCTGAGGATGAACCAACATTTACTGATTTAGAACCATCAAAGGCAGGTAATAGTGGTGATGGTTATCTTTGGAAATATCTATTTACTGTATCACCAAGTGACATAATTAAATTTGACTCAACAGAATATATAACAGTACCAAATAATTGGTCTACATCAACTGACGCACAAATAGCAGCTGTCAGAGATAATGGCAATTCTGATATAAATCAAAATCAAATCAAACATGTTTATATTGAAAACGGGGGATCTGATTATACAGATGGAGATGGTCAAGAGGTAGATATAATTGGAGACGGAACTGGAGCAAAAGCCAGAGTTGATGTTGTAAATAATAAAATAGTAAATGTTACTGTAAGTGCTGGAGGAAAAGGATATACCTACGCACAAGTTGATCTTGAAAATTTACAAAAAGGTTCTTTAGAATCATTGAGTGATCCTGCCAAATTAATTCCTATCATACCACCTGGTTTAGGTCATGGTAATGATATTTACACAGAACTTGGGACTGATAAAGTAATAGTTTACGCTAGATTTGATGATACCACTAATGATTTTCCTACTAATACGAAATTTTCACAAGTTGGAATAGTAAAAAACCCTACAAAGGTAGGCACTAATTCAATATACTCAGATAATACTTACTCATCATTACAAGGATTTAAGTTTACCTCTGTAACTGGAACACCTGAAATAGGTGAAGAAATTAGTCAACTTTTAACGATTGATAATCCCAATCAAATAGCAACTGGTTTCATAGCTTCATATGATAAGGAAACTAAAGTACTAAAATATTTTAGAGATAGATCTTTACATTTTAATGAAGCTACAAAAGATCAAACCGATAGGGTTGGAATTGATACAAGTGGTAGAATTTTTCAATTTGAGTCTTCTTCATCAGTTGTCAAAGGTAAAACCTCTAGTTTTAGTGGAACAATTGATCAAACCCAAAACACAGCGACAACTAATCCATCAGGAAGTAAATTAATTAATTTAGGAGTTAACTTCACAAATGGACTATCAGAATCTGAGATAAATAAAGGGTCGGGAGAAGTTATCTATTTAGATAATCGACCTGAAATTTTGAGAAATTCTCGACAAAAGGAAGACATTAAAATCATACTAGAGTTCTAACAATGCCACAAAAGACAAACTTAAATATCAGTCCTTATTATGATGATTTTGATAAGGCGAAAAATTTTTATAAGGTTTTATTTCGACCAGGAAATCCTGTTCAAGCGAGAGAGTTAACAGGTTTACAGTCAATATTACAAAATCAAGTAGAATCTTTTGGTCAGCATATATTCAAAGAAGGGTCAATGGTGATACCTGGCGGTGTTGAATATAACTCTGCATATTTTTCTGTTAAAGTAAATCCAACACATCTTGGCATTGATGTTACAATTTATTTAAACGAATTAATTGCAAATAATGGTGGTAAGGGAACTAGAGTTAGAGGTCAATCTTCTGGTATCGTTGCAAATATTAAAAATTTTATATTACCACCAGCAGAGGGTATTGATGAAATTACTCTTTTTGTATCTTACTCTTCATCAGATGATAGTAAAGAAAGTGTTCCTTTCCCTAATGGTGAAACTTTAATTCTTGAAGAATCTTTCACCTATGGAAATACAACACTTACTGCAAATGAAACTATATTAAGTACGGTTGCAGAAAATGCGTCTGCAACTGGATCTTCATTTAATGTTGAGAAGGGTGTATATTTTATGAGAGGTGTGTTTGTTGATGTTCCTAAAACCTCTATCGTATTAGAACCATACTCAAATAAACCTTCATATCGTGTTGGATTTGAGATAATCGAGGAGGTTGTAGAGGCAAATAACGATTCTTCACTTTATGATAATGCGAAAGGATTCAGTAATTTTGCTGCACCAGGTGCTGATAGATTTAAGATATCCACTAAATTAACAAAAAAGTCATTAACAGATTATGATGATACTAATTTTGTTGAACTGTTTAGGGTAAGAGAAGGTACAGTTAAAAAGATTGAAGATGATTCTGTATATTCAATAATCAAAGATTATTTTGCAATGAGGACATTTGATGAATCTGGAAATTATGCTGTTGAACCTTTCCGTGTAAATTTACAGAACTCATTAAATGATGAGATAAGTTCTAAGGGATTATATACAGAAGATCAACTTACAGATCAAGGAAATACTCCAACTGATGATTTAATGTGCGTTAAATTATCGCCAGGTAAGGCATATGTGAGAGGTTTTGATGTTGAAGTACCATCAACTGTAGTAGATGTAGAAAAACCAAGAGATGTTAAATCTGTCAGTTCGACAGCAGTTCCATTTAATATGGGCAGTGTTCTTAAAGTTAATAATGTTGAGGGTTGTCCATTTATATCTGTTGGTGGAAATAATACAAAAGTAGTTGAACTATTTAATCGAAGAAGTTCAGCAACGTTAGGAGATAGAGATGAGGGAGCAGACTCAGATACTAAAAGAGGATTAAAAATAGGAGATGCAAGAGTATATGCATTTAATACATCAGATCCTGATCAAAATGCAGCGACTTCTGAGTGGGATCTTTACCTTTATGATATACAAACTTATACGATATTACAAATAACGAATACAACGACTGCCGTTGCTGGCACTAGGGTCAGAGGTCTTGCCAGTGGTGCGACAGGTTATCTAAGAGAAAATGGTGGTAGTAAAGTTGGAGATGAAATTATA